CCCCCGCCACGACGGCGGTGACCACGGCCAGCAGCGTGAGCTTTTCGAGGAACGAGAGCCCCACCAGCGCGCCGAGGATCCCGAAGGCCTCGGCCGCGTAGCGTTTGAAGACTTCGGCGATGTGCAGGTCCATGCGGGGCGCTCCTACGCCTGGTCGGGGGTTGCGCGGACGATGTTGGTGCCGTCTGCGTAGAGAATGGCCCGGCGGGCGTTGGCCACCGTGATGCCGGTACCGGTGGCGCCAATGAACCGCAGCGACTGCGCGCCCGTGGTGGCGTTGTTCACGATCCACACCTGCGGCTCCAGCGGCAGCACGATGTCACGCGTGGCGGTCAGGCTCACGGTGCTGGTCACGTCGAGGATCTGGCAGCGCGCCTCGGCTGCCGTGAGCGTGCGGTTGGCATTGGCGGTCATGCTGAGCGCCAGCCGGCCGGCCACGTGCGCCGGCTGCACCCAGGCGCGGCGGTCGGTGTAGCTGGTGACCGTGGCCGTGCCCGTCACCACCTCGTAGAGCGGAATGCGGCCGGCGGTGAAGCCGGTGGTGTTGGCGGAGACCGAACCGGCGCGCGTGGCCTCCACGAAGTTGGTGGCGCTGGCGCCGAGCGTGAGCGTGCCGTTGCTGATGGCAGTGAGGGCCCCGTCGACCAGCATGTCGCCGCCGTAGAAGCCCCAGGTGAGGCCGGCCGAGGTGCTGGCGCGGCGGCCGAAGATGGTGGCAGGCGACCCGGCGTCGAACAGGTCATTGGCGGTGGTCTCTTTGCCGGCCTGCGCGGTGGTGATCAGGTCGAGATTGGTGGTTGAGTCTGCCATGGCGTCCTACGGAACAGGGTCAGGGAATTGGGCGCCGGCGAGCGTGTAGCTGGAGCCGGTATAGCGGGCAAGGCCGCGGCTGTAGCGCAGCTCGTCGATGAAGCCGCCGAAGAACTGAAAGTTGCCGGGGCCATCGCGGCCATATTCGTGGCGCGTGTCGGTGAAGTTGGCAGTCACGCCTGACCAGGTTTCAACGAGCGCGCCGTCCAGATAGATCAGCACGTTCGAGCCGCTGCGCACCACGGCGATCGCGTACCAGGTGTTGGCCGCCACGGTGGTCAATCCGCTGAGGCGGTTGGCGTTGCCGCTAAATATCTGAATCGCCGAGCCATTCAAGTACAACGCCCAGCCCGCGCCGCTGCTCGCCACCCCGCGACTATCGAACAGCACCTGCGCCCCGGCGACTCCGTTGGGCCGGAACCGGAATTCGAGGGTGAAGTCGCCGCTGCCCGGCGCCTGCACCGAGGTGCCGACCAGGTACCCTGTGGTGCCGTTGAACGAGAGCGATGCGCCACCGAACACGCTTTGCGAGGTGGAGATCGAGCACGCGCCAAAACACGTGAATGTGCGCGGGTTGAGCGAGGTGTCGGTAACGGTGGTGCTGCCGTTCGTTCCGTTGAGGTGCAGCAGCACCTGTACCGCAAAGCCATCGACCGCGGGTACCGTGAAGGTAGCTTGCACAGGGAATCCCCTGCCAACGCGCGCGGAGACCTGATACACCGCCGCCGTGATCGTGCTCAGCTCGCCCGCGCCGTCCACGTTTCGGTTGCTGGCGCTGTAGTTCCAGGTTGGGCTTGAGACCGTTGAGGTGCGCAGCAGCGTGCTGCCGTTGTAGACCTCGATCACGTACTGCTCGGAGGGCTCATCCAAAGGAACATCGGCGCCATCGGCCCAGGCGTTGGCTACCCGCGCGCGGCGCACCCACTTGAATGTGAGGTCGCCGCCACTGACCGGCACACAGGTCAGCAGCGCCGGCGCATAGGGCCGAAGCGAAGCGCACTGGAAGGTGATTTCCGTGGGGGCGGCGTCGTCCAGCGATTCACCGAACGTCACCGGCTTGAACTCGACCGGCTGGCCGAGGCGCGTGTAAGCCACAGGCCCGCGATTGATGGTGGCCGCCGTCAGGAGCACGAACCGCTCATTGGCCGCGTGGCTGGCCATGAACCGCTCGGTGCCCAAGCGGCCGCGCAATAGGCCGGTGAGGTCGTACACGCCTGTACTGACCAGCGTGGCCAAACGGAAGACGATGACCTCATCACCGACGACCGCGGCATTGTTGCCGGCCAGCGCCTGCTCACGGGTGACGGTGCTCAGGGTGCCGTTGACCTGAACCCGCAGCACGCTGGCTTCATCGAACGTGTTGCCGCCGGTGTAGTTGCCCAGCGTGGTCAGGCAGACACCCACACGGGCGCCCGTGGTGACCACGGCGTGCGCCTCGTAGTTGCCGTCGCTTTCGAGGAAGACCTGCGCGCCCCGCCAGCGGCTGGTATAGCCCCACGCGGCGTGGTAGATGCCGGCGGTTCCGTCTTGCTCGCGCAACGGCGGCAGATCGAGCACATGCAGCCCGGTGGGGCCCGCAATGCCCAGTGTCTGCCCGCCCGGCGTGAGCCCCGCTACAGCTTGGCTGGTGTAGTTGGCGGCCCGGTCATCGACCAGCGTGAGCTCGATGCGCGGCCCGGCGAGCTTGGTCTCGGTGACGCGGCACGTGGTGGTAATGCCGGTGCCGCTGTCGACAATCTCGACCACATCCGTGGGCTCGAGCCGGCTGTACTTTGTGCCGGCAACCGCAATTCGGGTCTCCCGGCTCTGCCACAAGTCACGCAGCAGCACGTCGGCCACCTGGGCAGCAGCAAGATCGGTCATGGCGATGGCGATCTGAATATCCTGCTGCTGCCGGCTGCCGGTGGTTTCTCGCCGCGCGGACTGGGTGCCGATCTGGTAGTCGGCATCCGCTGACAGGTAGGCCACATTGATCCGGGCCGGCAGATCCGTCTCCTGGGCGCGCGTGGACGAGAGCGGCCCGGGTTGATCCAGCTCGCCCAGCTCGCCGATGGGGATGCTGGCTGCAGCCGTGCCGCCGCGCTTGACAAACTTGATCAGATCGTCGGACTCCACGGCATCGAAGAAGAACGCCGAGCGCAACTGATCCAGCCCGGCGCGCGCGGTGGAGGACTGCCCCAGTGCATACCCGGTCACGGTGTCGGTCAGCGCGGCGGCATTGATGTCGCCGCCGGCGTAGCCTGCAGCGGTGCACACATCGGTCACCACCGTGGACACCGGCACGGCCGAGGGCGAGAGCGCCCCGCCGCGGTGGTACACATTCATCCGCAAGCCACCAACGAAGTAGAAGTAACCCGCGTCCGCGACTGCCGCAGGCAGGGCAAACGCGCCGACCGTGGTGCTTTGCCCAGCACCAACGAACTGGCGCAGCAGCGTGAGGGTGCCGTCATCGGCCAGACTCATGACCTCCACGGACTTGTCGCCAGCCGATTCACCAATCCAGAAGGTTTGCCGATCACTCTCCATGCAAGAGGCCTGGTAACCAGTGCCATCTCCTCCGAACGCTCCGGTGCTACCAAATACCCGGTTATCCACAAACTGAGCAACGCCGGCCGGCACGGAGCCGGAGCGGATCACTGCCACGCCAGAGCCGGTCCACTCGATGAGGTCCCACGCTGTGGGCACGCCGGACTGCGTGGCCGACGAGAACGCCACAAAAACGCGCTGATCACAGCACGGCACCATGGAGGTGAGCCACGGCTGCTGCAGCAGCGGCATGCAGTCAAATCCGGCACCCGATATGGCGTCGACGCGAAGCACACCGCGCACCGTGCTGCCGGAGCGGATTCGACCCATCAGCTTTGCACCGGCCGCGAGGCCATAGCCACCACGCGTGGTGTTGATCTGAGTGACTACCGGCCAGAGCTTTTCGATCGTGTTGCGGCCGTCGAGCTGTGAAAACGTGCCGGCGAGCGAGTACACCCGTACCAGGTTGTCTGAGCTGTTGGCCACTCGCACCACACCACGCCCGGGCATGATGATGGGGATGATCCCATTGCCAGCAGAGTCCTCGTGGTACTGAGGCGCGATCGCAATATCGCCCACGCGCGCGCCCGCGCTCGCCGCGCCGGCGCTGACCACCTCGAACTCGAAGTTGGGAAACCGGTTCCCGTAACGCTCCAGCGGCAGATTGTTGAAGACGATGTACGCCGTGCCCCGGTACGCCGGCACATTGCCAACGCCCAGCGCCGCCTCAAGGGTCGGATCAGGCAGTTGCGTGGTGTTGCCGGGGTAGAGCGTGAAGTACTGGCCGAAGTCATAGCTGGCCTGCGATGCCTCCACGTTGGCCAGGTCGCTCATGTCATAGACCAGCTCGGCATCGGCCCAGATCCGGCGCACGCCGGCAATGGGGCCGGCGCAGATGGCCACGGCGGCGTTGATCGAGTACAGGTAGGTGACCACCTCCTGAGACGGGCCACCTTTGCCGCCCACTTCGTCGACCTTTTCGGTCTCGATCAGGTCGCTGGCCCAGATGACGTTGCCGCCCACGCGCATGCGGCCCCACACCCGATTGATGGCTCCGCCGTAGCTGCTGATCTGCGCCTTGAGGTCGCTGAGGCGCGGCCCCTGCGCCGGGTCAAGCGGAAAGAGCGCAAACCCGGCATAGGCGCCGAGCGCCGAGCCAATAGCCCCGCCCAGCGGCCCGCCGAGGTAGTAGCCGGCAACCGTGAAGACGAGCTGCGTGACTGTGCGACCGAGTGCGCTACTCATCCACCACCCCAGGAATACGCCAGACCGAGACCACGCGCCGCAGCCAGAGCGCATCGAGCCGATGCTCGACCACGCCGCCTGCGCCCTGGTACGAATGAATGACAGACAGCCCGCCGTGCACGTAGTCGGCCACCAGGCCCACGTGCTGCGGCTCGCGTTTGAATCGCATGAGCAACACATCGCCGGGCTGCGCGCTGGCAAGCTGCACCGGCTGCAGGTGCTCGCGGCACCCGCCCTGCAGAAGACCGTCAGACGGCGCGCGCGCATACCCGGTTACATCGAACTGCGTGAGCCCGAGCGATTGCGCCACGCCGATCAGCAGGCCGATGCAGTCCACCCCCGCGCCCTGCACCCGACCCTGGTGCTCGAACGGCGTGCCGAGCCAGCCGCGGGCCTCGGCCACCACCTGCGCGCGCGTGACCATCAGCGCCCCCGAGCCAGTACCTTGTCAGGCCCCGGCACCTCGGGAAAGCCGCCAAAGCGGACCACGTTCGAAAACTTGACCTTGCAGTCGCCGGTGTAGCCGGCGGCCGTCTTCAGCAGCTTGTTGCAGCCCTGCACGGCGCTGAAGGTGTCACCGGCCACGATGGCGTAGGGCATGGGCAGCGCGAGCGTGATCACGCCGCCGGTCTGGTGGCGCTTGATCTCCATGCTCAGGCCGGCATTGGCGCCCGTGGTCCAGGTGAGCTTGCCGAAGGTGTACAGATCATCAGCCCCGGCCAGCGCGCTGGCGGTGAAGGCGGCGCGATCGGTGACCGAGGTCACGGTGCCGGTGGCCGTGTAGCTGGCCAGGTTGACGCCGCAGCGGGCATCGCCGAGGTCGTACCGGCAGGTGGCCGTGTAGGTCTCGGTGATGATGTTTTCCAGCCGGCGCATGAGGCCGCGAAACTCGGCCTGCGCGCCGCTGGCGGTGTAGGTGACCTGCCCCAGCTCGCCGCGCCGCAGCTTGATGGCGCCCTGCGAGAGGTCGGCGTAGTTGACTCGGCGCAGGTAGATCTGCGAGCCATCCCACACGCCGGCACGGACATCGGCCTCGGTGAAGTCGGGGCCCAGCAGGCGCACCTGAATG